TATTATACTATAGATAGATAGATAGATACTAACTCCCTCACTCCCTCACCTATGCCCTCACAAGCCACCATGTCCACGCGTTACGCCACTTAAAACGGATGTTCACGCGGTACTTGGTTCTAGTATTATCCCCGCGTCAAATGGACGCGGTAATCCTTTGCCGATATATGTGGGAGGTTTCAACCATAATTATAATTAAACCAAAATCTCAACGTAATCTCAACCCCATGGGGGGCAAACGTGCGGGGGTACTTGCGCTAAAAAAGACCTGCACTCATTCTAATCATATTTTTCAAAATTAACACACCTATGTGAGTTTTACTCACTGTATTTTTTTAATATTAGTATAATTATATATTATATATAATATTATATATTAATATTACAGGCGCGTACGGGAACTTTTCCCTTATTTGGAGATATAACATTTATTTCGTAAATTACTGCCAATGCAATACAAGAAGATTAAAGGAAACAAAAATTATCTGTATGACTCTCTTGATGAATTCCATAAATATGTTGGTGATATTCCTGTTAGAAGTAACTGGCGCGATGGCGAAGAGGGTGAATGGGTATTTACAGATGACATGTACGTATGTCAACTTCTTAAATCTTTCAAAGTTGGCAAGGCTGATTGTGTTCGAACTGTTTGTGGGACATTTCGTTTGGGCAATGAAAAGCGTAAAATGTTAGGTTCTGATGGTGTTGCGGAATATATTTACTCATTTTCTGGGAAATACAACAAAACAGAGAAAAGAGCAGATAATTCAAGGCATTTCCTATTTGCCAAGTACGTAGCTCGTGGGGATGATGTTATAGAAGCTTTTAAAAAAGCATATCCCGATGCCAAGTCTGAAGGCTACATAAAGCAGGAATCTGCAAAACTTCTAAAAAGGGAGAATATACAAAAAATGGTAAAAGAAGAGATACGCGAAATACTCGACGAAGAGGGAGTTACCCCTAAATATATTATTCAAGGCTACAAACAAGTCTGCGATATAAGCGAGAGAGATACTGATAAACTTAGGTCTCTCGACAGTTTAGCAAAGATAAGCGGTTTGTTTGATACTCAGGAGAAGAAAACCGAAGAGCTTACTGTATTTGCTGGTTTTTCACCTGAACAACTTGAGACAATCAAAGATAGAAAGGGGCTAAAACATGATAAGGGAAGAAAAGCACAACTACTTGGAACAGTCAGACGAGAAACAGAAGAAATTCAAGAAGACTGAAGAAGAAAAAATTGAAGACCCCTGTGTTGTATGTGACGGAGAGCTTTATCTGGATGGGGAGTTTACACAACGGGTTGGTCTTATAGGTGACTTTGATAAAGTATATGGTTGGATGTGTCCACATTGTAGGTCTGAGTTCGATATGGAAGGTAAAATAACCAATTTAGATGGAAAAAGCAATATTTCGGGAGAAGCGTAGTGCCAAGATTCGGTAGGACAAGTAAAAAACGACTAAATACCTGTGATGAGGACTTAATCTTCCTTTTCGAGACTGTTGTTAAGTATTTTGACTGTTCGGTTATAGAGGGTCATCGAGGGAAAAGGCTTCAAAACAAGTATTTCAAGGAAGGAAAGAGCCAATTAAAGTATCCAGAGGGAAATCACAACAAAAAACCATCAAAAGCCATAGATGTTGTTCCATATCCAATTGATTGGGACGACAGAGAGCGTATGACATACTTTGCTGGCGTTGTTAAAGGAATCGCGCTAATGCTTGGTATCCCAATTAGGTGGGGAGGGGACTGGAATAGCAATAATGACCTCAAAGACAATAATTTTGATGATTTACCCCATTTTGAGCTGAGAAGCTTTTAGTGGGCGATTTCACAGAAATCAACCCAATACTACAAATCTCGCCAACAAGGTTGGCTCGATAGATGGCTAATTTAAATTTACATGGAAATATCTCTGAAAACGAAAAAATACTCCAATCAGCCTATAAAGACCTTATCTCTTTTGGCAAACTCTTTTCACCCCAAGATTTTTTAGCTTCATCAACTCCAGCATTTCATAATGAGATTGGTCAACTCCTCCTTGATAAGCAAATACAGCAATTAGCATTAGTTCTTCCCCGAGATCACGCTAAGAGCACCCTAGCTGCTACGGCAGTTTTACATAGGTTACTATTTGCAAACAAAGACCAACCTGAATTTATATGCTGGATTGGTGAGGCTCAAGACCAAGCATGTGATAACTTAGCATGGGTTATGAATCATTTATATGAGAATCCAGCTATCCATTATTACTTTGGTGACTTAGAAGGGAACAAATGGACTAAATCCGAGTTCACTACCTCGAATGGCTGTCGTATGATAGCCAAAGGAACATCCCAGCGGTTAAGGGGCAAGAAACAACTTTCTACAAGGTATACAGGGATAATTCTAGATGACTTCGAATCTGAGTTAAATACTAAAACTCCAGAATCACGTCAACAAATAAAGGATTGGGTAACTGCTGCGGTCTTCCCAGCTATTGATTTTGATAAAGGTGGCTTCCTATGGTGCAATGGTACTATTGTTCACTACGATAGTTTTTTAAATGGCATTGTTCAGGGGAGCAAAGAAGCAAAAAACAATGGTGAAGAGTTTAGTTGGGATGTACTTACCTACAAAGCTATCTTAGATAATGGTAAAACTTTATGGCCTTCTCGTTGGCCAATTGAGAAATTAGAGTCAAGAAAGCAATTTTACATAGATACGGGAACTCCTGCGAAGTTCTATCAAGAGTATATGAACCAAGCGAAGTCCCCAGAAGATCAAATATTTACGGAGGAAGATATAAATGATGGACTTTATAAGGGCAGGGCGAGATTTGACGATAGTTGCGATTCGTGGTACATCTCGCTTGATGAAGGAAGTAAGGAATATGTCAATATTTACATCGGTGTTGATCCCGCTTCAACACTTGGCTTACGGAACGATTTTAGCGTTATTATGGTTGTTGGCGTTACTGCCGAGCATGATTATTACATTATTGAATATTGGAGAGAAAAAGTGCTCCCAATGGATTGCGCAGATAAAATCTTCGAAATTGTGGAACGCTATAGACCCATACGGAGAATAAATATAGAAACTATAGCATATCAGGAAATGCTAAGGGATTACGTGCACAAGCGTAGTAAGAAAGAGGGAAAGTTCCTCCCAGGTATTGAACAGGGAATAAAGAACTATGGCAATGTTAAAAAGAAAGATAGGCTCTGGGAGGGTTTGCAGCCAATGTTTAAGGCGGGGGCTGTTCATATCAGAAAGAACATGCATGAACTTATCGGTGAGCTCCTTGACTTTCCCAAAGGATCACACGATGACTGTATTGATGCGTTTTGGCTTGCTTGTCAGTATGCTAGGGGAAATCCTAAAGCGGGGAAAGAGAAGAAGGTGAAGAATAAGGGTACAGGTGAGTGGGAAGCTAAAAAGAAGAAAATTTATAATTGGATAACAGGAGCAAGGGTATGACTTGCATATTTAACAAATAATCAGTAAATTACATATAATGATTCCAGAAAATAATAGAACAAAAGAATTAAAAGAAAGATGGCGCAGATGGCATGATGCTCGTAGCGATTGGGATACACAGGCAAGAGAAGATATTGATTTCTATTTAGGGAATCACTATACTGCCGATGAAGCAAATGTTCTTGCAGAGAGAAACCAGTCAAATACTCCAATAGATAGGCTTTATTCTGCTATTGAGCAGTTTAAAGCTATTATGACATCTAAACCTCCTAAGTTCTCTGCTGTCCCTAGAGAGGATTCAGATAATAAATTAACAAATGTATGGAAAACAATATTAGAATATATATGGGATATATCAGATGGTGATGAAGTTTTTAAACAGGTTGTTCATGATTATGCTGTTACTGGCCTTGGTTATTTCTATACCTATATTGATAGAGAAGCTGATTATGGACGCGGTGAAGTCAGGTTTACCTATGTAGACCCTTTTAGAATTGTAGTAGACCCAAACAGTCGCAATAAATGGTTTGATGATGCTGCTGGTATGATGCTCTCTACTATTCTTACAAGAAAACAGCTTTTAAACCTATATCCACAACTCTCAGAGGTTGCAGATGAAGAATCTGGTAAAATGATTATTGATGAGGTTGAAGGAGTTGACTATACTGATGGAGATTATCCAGATTCAACACAAACATATAATAAGAAATCTTTTACACCAGATGTAACAAGAGATTATGACTATGGGTCATCCGATGCTGAGAAATATAGACTTATAGAAAGCTTTGAAAAGATAAAAGTTCCCTATTATCGTATTGTTGATATGCGAAGTGGGAAGGAGCAAATACTTGATGATGCTGCTTTAGAAAAGTATCTTCAAAATCCAGATATTATAAAAGCTTTCGATGCCAAATTAATTGACCTTGTTCAGGTGGTTCAGACTAGGATTAAGATTAGCTGTTGTGTGGGGCAGGTGATGTTATACGAATCTGTGTTAGATACGGATACTTACCCAATTATACCAGCTCCGAATATATGGACTAATACTCCATATCCTATGGGTGACGTTAGGAAGAATAAAGACTTTCAGCGTTTTTTAAATAAATCTATGTCACTTATTACTTCACATGCGCAAGCTGCTTCGGGGCTAAAGCTTTTAGTGCCACAAGGTTCTGTTCAAGATATGGAAGAATTAGAGCGAGATTGGGCAAATCCTAATGCGACCATCGAATACGATGCAAGTTTTGGTGAGCCACACTTTCCATCTCCACAACCACTCGCAGGTTCAATAATGCAACTTCCACAGATGATTGAACATTATATTGATCTGAATATTGGTATTTTTGAGATGCAACAAGGAAATGCTGAGGCAGCACCACGAACTTCATCTGGGACTATGATGATGGAAGATTT